GATAAAGTATTTGTCAATATTCCCGTAAATAATCACTTTTTAACCCTTGACAAAAAAGCAAAGTTAATTGATAATCTATTCGTAAAGGATAATATCCTTTGCAGCCCCGTATGGCTTAGCGACAGGAACGCGGAGTCCCCGTGTTCTTTTTTGTTTAATTGAGGTAAATATGGCAAATCAAATTCATAAGCTTAGTGATATAGAGGTTGAAAGTGTTGGCCTTGTTTCACTTGGCGCAAATCAAAAAAAGTTTTTTTTGCTGAAATCGATGAAGGAGGTTAATGATATGTCCGATAAAAATACGGATACTTCAACGGTTCAACCCACCGTAGATGCTGAGGAACAAGCACAAGTTGAGGTAACTGATGGCGTTCTTGCTAAAATCGGTGATTTTGTGCGCTCTCTTGTCAAGAAAGAAGCGTTGGTTGCCGAAGGCGGCGAACCGGAGGTTGAAGTTGGGACCGAACCGGTTGTGGAAGCTGACGTTACTAAACCTGAACTAGAAGTGGCGGAAAGGATAGAGGTGCTTACTAAAGCTAATGAAACTCTACTGTCCCGTCTGGAAAAAGCCGAAAAAGCCTTTGCCATTGAGCGTGATGCTCGTGAAAAGGCTGAGTATGTTGAAAAAGCCAAGGTCTTTAAGTCAGTTCCGGCTAAGATCGAGGAGCTTGCTGAGCAACTTCATTTCCTGTACAAAACCGACGAAAAACGTGGTGAGTATTGGTACAGTCTTTTGAAGGCGGTTGATGCTCAGATGAAAGATGGCGGCATTTTTACTGAAGTTGGTAGCGATGAAAATGTTGCTGCTGGTGACGGTGATTTGGTTGCTAAAATTGAAAAAATTGCTGAAAAAGGTACGATTGAGGATGTTCGTAAGGCGTTGTTTGAGATGGGTTCGGACGCGGCTTATGACTATCTCGCTGATCGCAGACTGGCAATTAAAGGAGTAAAGAAATAATGTCTACACCTTACTCTGGTTTTGGTTTCGACATGGGCCACTTAGTGGCTAATGCCGATATGGATAGCAAACAGTGGTACTTTGTTACTACCGGCTCTGTTGCCGGTGAGTTCAAGGTCGGTACTGGTGCTTCTGGTCCTGTTCCCTTGGGTGTGCTGCAAAACGATCCTCGTCAAGGTGAACCAGGAGTTATTCGCGTGCTAGGTACTAGCAAGATAACAGCTTCTGATGCAATTGGCTATGGTGACTTTGTTATTTGTGGTTCTCATGGCAAAGCAATTGTTCAGGCCTCTGCTAGTGCTGGTGCACAAGGCATTGCGCTACAAGCACTAGCGAGTGGTGGCGGAGTTATTGAAATTCTCCTGCTCCCGAATGCTCTAACAAGTGCTGACAATACCCCATAAGGAGGATATAAACAATGCCTACCCCTACCCCGCGTGACGTTCATTTAGATGGTGCTCTGTCTCAGTTCTCTATTGCCTATAGGAACGAGGGCTACATTTATGATCAGATTTTCCCGATTGTGAATGTTGCTAAACAGACAGACTTCTATTTTATCTTTGATAAACAGGCTTGGTTTCGCGATATAGTTAAGAAGCGTGCTCCCGGTACGCGTGCTCAACGTGCAGATTACACTCTGTCTACGGCAAGCTATCTCGCGATTAACTATGCACTGGCTAAGGCTGTGCCCGATGAAGTGCGTGCTAATGCTGATAGTCCTCTGCGTCCCGATGTTGAGGCAACGGAGTTTGTTACCGATGCGCTCTTGCGTGGCGTTGAGCGGCGTGTGGCTACGCTGGTTACTGCCTCGGCAAACTGGGCTTATGCTGCATCTCCAACAACTCAATGGACAGCTGATACCGCCGATCCTCTTGGTGATATTGAGGCTGCCATTAATGGCGTTGTGTCAACTATTGGCCGGCAAGCCAATGTTGGTGTGATGTCTTGGGATGTGTGGAGATACCTTAAAAACCACCCCGATCTACTTGATCGTGTGAAATATACTCGTAATGGTGGCGTTCCTATGCCAAGTGACTTGGCTGGCTGGTTTGGTCTGGAGAAACTCTTGATCGGCAACTCTCTGTATGACTCAGCCATTGAGGGACAAACCGCTTCTATGCTGTATATTTGGGGCGATGTCTTTTGGGTTGGTTATGTTGCACCAAACGCTACTCTCTTGACCCCCTCGGCTGGTTTTACTCTGCAATGGGGTGCGCGTGAATCTCGTAGGTTTAGAGAAGACCAAGAACGGCAAGACGTTATGGAGGTCTCTCATTATACCGACGAAGTGATCGCAGCTAGTGACTCTGGGGCCATCGTTTACAATACGATCTAGTCCATAATGTTATTACTGTACCTTAACAATTGTTCAAGATGAGATACTCTCTCTTCTAGGGAAACAATACGAGATAATATAGCTGATCTCTCTTGGGCGGTATCAGCATGTAATGAAGAGAGTCTCTGTATTGAGAATAGCTCTAAATTCTCAATATTATTATCGGCCTTGTCTCCGTTGCGGTGATGAATGGCCTCATCCGAAGTTAGTGGTCTGTTTAGGTGTAGTGCCATTACTGCTCTATGTTCTGGAATATATATTCCGCCGCTTAAATTCATCTGTTCAATGATTTTCAATTGTTGATTTGTGAATGTGCGTTTGTGGCGGAAAATATATCCATCTGTTCCTAATATACGCCCATTGCTTTTTAATGCAGGTGGTTTTTTGGCAGATTGATAACATAGAGAGCAACATCCTGTAAATTGACCCTTTTTTATAGATGCTTTTAGTCCTGCTTCTCTCTTTTCGTATCTTCTCTTGCATTTAGCGCAAGTAATAGTAACCCAGGCGTGAGATCGATTATCTCTTCTAAATTCGCTCCAATGGATAATACATCCGGTTGGGTGAATTTCATCTTCTGCTTTCCGTATCAACTTCTTGATATAGACCGATCTTCCTTGTTTTGTTTGGTGAGTTGGTTGACTGAAATGAGAGGATGAAATGAGTTTATCTAGACTTAACTTTGTAAAGAGTGAGGGAGCACCCTTTTTTCCTTTGGCTCTTCCAATGGGGACTAAATAGCCCTTCTGCATGTAGCCTCTGAGGGTGCTATGCTGAATACCTAAGTACTTTGCGGCGCTTGATGTAGTGAGTATCTCATTTTCGGACATTATGATTACCTCCATATTGTGTACAATTCTACCATAGTTTTGTATGCAGCGTGAATCTAATAAAAAATTCCTTATAGCTCTCTATAAAGTAAAGCTATAAGAAGGTCTAGGTTGCCCCTAGATTGAGAGAATAAAAACTAATAAATTTTGACGGACGTTTCGGGTTGCCCCCGAAAGGAGTATTTCAATGGCTAGTTTTAAAACCCGTCGTAAACACATTTCTAAAGGTGGGACTCAGATTGGCGCTGGCGGATCGGTTGTTTCTGAGCTTCTATATGGTCAGTTCTCCGCCTGTGTTCCTCAAATAACCGCTTCTGGCCCTAGCGTTGCCGCTAGTGCAGTCGTTTCAGGACTTAATGCTAATTCTAAAGTCTTTGTTATGTCCGGTAGTACAAGCAATGGCGTGCTTTGCTATGCCGTGACCGCTAGTCTTGCTGGTGGGATCTCTGCCAGCTTCCTTAGCGCTGGTCATGCTGGTACTAATGCTTCTACATTGACATTTGATTTCTTTGCGATTGTTTAGCTGATCTTCCCTACCTTAATTGTGTGACGTAGAACAAACGTTCTGGTCGGAGGGTATGTATGTCTAAAATATATGTTCAATCTGCTCCAGCAGTTTTGGAAAGCACAGCTTCACTTGCCCTAAGCGCAAGCATTAGTGGCAGTGCGGTATGTAATGGCTACGCCAAACTTGTTGGTGTTTTTTGGTCTAACGCAAGTGCTGCCGTTGGTGCGGCTAGTGGTCTTAATATATTGCAATCAGCTAATCTTGGGCAGAATTGGGATCTGACAAGTGCCAGTTATGCTGTTACTGCATCTGCCGCAAGTGCAATTTCTGTTGATATTGTTGGTAATGCCGTAAAAGTACAGTTCTGGAACGGGGTTACTGCTGCTAGTTTATTTAGAACGGTCTGGTATTTGAGGCCGATTTAGGGAATCTTTAATGCTAATTTGTCGAGGGGTTGGTTGGCTATATCCTTTATTAGGATCACGTGTTTATAATATTTTTCACTATGGCTTTTACGCAAGCCGCGTGTACGGCATTTGCTTTGGATGAAAATAATCATGCGGCTGATAGTTTGAG